CCAAACGATGTCCCAAGACCCCACTCGTTTCAAGAGTGATCGTAACGATGAGCAGTACACCTACGGCAACCGCCCAGCTCCAGGCATTCACAGCCATCATGGTGCTTATACCAATAGTGCCGCTTCTAAGGTAACTGCGAAGACCAATGAGGAGCTCATGAAGTATGGTTTCCGCCCCGACGATCGTCGTGGTAAGCCTAACCGCTCGGGTAATGCTGGTCGCATGAATGTTCGTGAGAGTGCCCTCAAACAGGGTGGTGCCCTCACTGCGGTCCGTTCGGATACGACCCGTGTCGATGGTCGCATTGCCCCCGCGAATGGTGGTTGGACGCAACAATACCAGCAGAAGTCGTTCCATCAGTTCAATGCCTACAAGGGTAATGCCAACCCCAACACTTGTCACCTTGACATTGCTAAGCGACAGCTCCAGAACAACCCCTTGGCGCACAGTCTCTATCAGTAAATATTGCATTTAGCTATTAGACAAAAACAATCATTAAAATAGTATCACTCTATTTTAATGAAGGTTCATACATTGAATATTGACAGTAGTCAGCGTGGAATCAATGTGATTGCTTCAAACTCCTATTATGATACAGAAGGTACATATGTCATTGATGAATATTCTAATACGTACTCGAGTCCGAATGATTATATCATCACCTTAGAAAATCCAATTTATGATGTTTCCGAAATTAAACTCGTTTCTGCTCGTATCCCAACACCCCAATTGACAGTGTGCGCCACCAATAATACCTTCAGTATTGATGGTCAAACAATTTCCCTTGAAAATTCAGACTATCCCACTGGAGATGACCTCGCAACACACTTACAGAATCAATTTGGCCCACCAGTATCTAACGTGAACGTAGTTTCATTCGACGTAGACACGAAACAATTTACATTCTCAAATACTACTCCCGGAGATCACAATTTTACTTTTGAATTTAATACAGGTGTGAATGGATACATAAATGATTCTTCTATGGTCACTACACCTCACCAGATTCTGGGTTTTGGTTCAAATGATTATTCATCTACGAGTAATGTATTGACATCAGGGGCGATAAATCTCGTCGGTCCCAATTCGTTAATTCTTCGATTGAGTTCTGGTTCGGATGAGTTCAATCAATGTGTGTACGTATCAACACCATTCTATACTGGACATCTACTTCTGGATGGTTCAGACTTTATAAACTTCCGTGGTTCAGATGACAATTTGATTCATCATTTTCACTCTGGTCCCCAAAAGATAATCAATGAAATCCATGTAGAATTCTTTTACATGAGTCATGGTCGTCTAATTCCATATGATTTCATGGAACAAGATCACATACTGAAATTTGAAATCACTGGATCAACCGATAAATTAGAGGGACTTCCCAAAGTTCCAATTGAAGAAGTGACAGAAAAAGAAGAAAAACCTATAAGCATTCCCGAAGTAGTGGAGAATGTTTATAGATGGAAACGAGAATACATCTATATTACACTGATTGTCATAGTTGGGCTACTCCTCCTATTTTTGATGAAGGGTGGGCCTCCCAAGTACCCTAAAAAACTTATCGAGTGATCGCATAGACGGGCTGCGCGGGCTTCTTGACATTGCTGTTAATGCGGGAGATGATCAAGAAGACAATCACCGAGAGGAGGGTGGTAGTGAGCGCGGTGAGCGCATACTGGGTACCACCGTTCTTGGGCATCTTCACGATTTGGGTGGTGAGCCAGCGGATGAAATCCATCCAGGACATGGCGGCGGCGAAAGAGAAGCCACCAACGATGGAGTTGAGAGTTTGAGTCTGGAGCTCCTGGGTGACGATATCGACGGTCTGGAGGGCGCTGGTAACGGTGGACATTGTATATAGTACTCTGGGAAAATTATTCAGGTAAGAGAGCCTCCTTCTCGACAACTTTTTTAAATTTTTTCGTTTTTATTGTTTTCATTTTCGTGAATAATTGTTCATCATCTGACGAATCATCACTAGAGCTGCTCCCCGACTCGTACATCTTAAATTTAGATTCGGAGAACGACCATGCCTCTGGCTCAGAGATACCCATTACTATTAATAGCATTTTTTAACATGTGTTCTGTCGGGTTTTGGGGCGCCCAACTTTCCCAACGATCGTATGCCTGATTCATGAGAATGAATCTTTCTTCCTGTCCTGAGTACCTTTCAAAGGGTGGGCAATCCTCTTCTGCCACCTCTTCAATGTCTTCGTCTTCATCGTCCGAATCCTCTTCATCATAAATTTCGGGAAATAAACTTCCTATATCCTGACCGACCGTATACATAGCACAATACTTCATCGCATATTCCATATCCTCTGAGAGTACAGTATCCCTCCCACACGCCTTGGAATATTCAGCTGCCAACAGCATACTTTTTTCCATGACAGGCATCAATATGCCAGTCATAGTCTTCATATACTCTTCAACCATATCAGAGCCTCCATCACCGAAGCCAGTTTGCATGTTCATATTTAGTATTTAGTTTCAAAAAGAGTTTGAGCAGTTCCCTCACTTACACGAAGGACGTTGTAGCTGAGTGCATACACTCGAATTTGTCTGCTGAAATCTGGACATGATGTAAGACTTAGGTTAAGAATCTGATCTTTTACGAGACTGAAGTTGATTTGTCCTGTGGGATACCACTCTTCGGGTTGAAGAGCGAAACTATATGAATAGAATCGTCTAATGAGTTGGGACTTTGAGTGATGGATCGCGGCCTGAACAGCTTTTAGGAAGATGACATTACCAATATCTTGGGTTATGATATCTTGGCCATCTAGGGCGAGTGTCAAATAGTCAAGGTTTTCATAAAGAATGAACTTCCCGTCCTGAACATTCGACGTGTTGTCATAATCGAATATGGTTACAAAATTACCTTGAAGCGTTTTGTCAACAGCATTCACATTACTCCCCTGTCTCTGAACGACAAAGTATAATTCTTTGATTGGATTTGTAAAACCCAAATTGAATTTCCCTTCATTTATACCAACACCAACTTCAAAAACATTTTGTTGGAGTTGTGTGATCAAATAATCAGTGGAGGAGTGTTTAATTTTAATACGTTCAGTAGAATCCAAAAAAACAACTTCAGTACAGAGTTGAAAGTCTTTTAGTTTGAGGGTTTCCTCTAAAGTAATATACGATCCATCACCTTTGATGACCAAATCCTGTGCATCTCTTAATTTGAATTCCAATTCAACTTCTTGTTTATCGATGGCGCACATGGGTACTGCAAGTTCTGGATGTTTATGGAAATAAAATGGAAGATCAACAAAGAAACTTTCGTCTGATGTTAAACCCAATGTATTATGAATGACGATACCAGAGTTACCTCCACCACTCTCAATAACCTCACCGACAAGTTTATCTGATGTTCTGAGGGGATACTTACCAATAAGTTGTTCGAGAGCTTTTTGTTTCGTTTGTGTAACATTCTGTTCCGAATAAATCTGAAGATAATCACTCGTGAGTCTTTGAATCACTTTACCACCAATGATGAGATCTACGTGTTCTATAATTGCATGGGCGACGGACTCTATGTACATCGTAGCACCGGTTTCAATAATCTCTGGAAGTGTCATCTTGACACTCAATGTCTTGATAAGATCGCCCTGGTTTTGGGGAATCTTAAAACGTACAGTGGTCCCAAAATCAAACTGATTATCTGCTTCTATATCCACAAATTCCGTGGAAAAGTTTGAATGTTTTTTGAAACTTTCCACAAAATAACTGTAGTCTGGATCTACCGTAAAGAACCTCTCTTGAGGCCCAGAGGCCGAGAGTTGTACTTGTCCAGCCATTACTACTATATCTATCTAAAATTTTAATCCAGCTAATCCACTCTCGATACGCAACACATTATAATTCACTGCATACACCCGTGTATCATTTTCATATGCAGCATTTATGGGGTTGATCTCAAGTGTGAAAAGCTTATGGGATATACGACTCATATTCACTTGACCAGTTGGGTAAGGCATATCGGGTTTGAGAGAAAATGAGTACATACCAAACTTTGAGGGACCCAAACGACGAGTTGAACCATTGATCGCTTCTGGTGTAAAATCAAGTGCTAATGGAGAATTTATATGGTGTTTAAGTGCTTGTTCATATGTGAGAAAGAGACCATCACGATTGAATACAACTTCGTTGTTGAAACGGAGTTCAGCACTTACGATTTCATTGTAATAATTT